AGCAACTCCAAGTCTGTTACCGTTCTTATCTCGTCATTGCCTTCGGTGCTTAATTCATCATCGTTAGCAATAAAACCAAAACTCCACCCTGACAGTTTCCCTTGTCTTGCCTTGCTGACAACCTCTTTATCAGTAATCGTGATTTCGGCTCTCAAGCCAATGTTGTCTTCTTCAAGAACTGCGTTGCCGTCTTTGGTGGAAGCAAGAACTCTCGTGTTATCGTGATTGAGTAATACCAACACATTGTCATTGCGTTTCAATGCGTTGCGGAACACTCCTGCTTTTATTCGCTCAAAAAATGTCCGTATCTTACCGTGCAAGGTTTCCCTGATCGGTTTCGATAATCTTTCAACCGCGTTTACATATCCTGAAATAAATACACTATCGTTTCTAATTTCTAACTGCATATTGACACCCCCTTAATTGTGCTTAAATTTTAGTTGTGATCGGTTTTAGGTTTTAGGAATGTCTTTACCTGTTTCAACCGAGTTGTCACCGTCACCGTTAGAACTCTGCGGATTTCCTGCATCCTCTCCCATTTTCACAGTTTGATTTGTGTTTGGAGTATAGATTTTGCCTGTTTTTGCATCTAAAAGAACATCGCCTAAGCCAAGATTTATGATGTCCAAGCCTTCAATCGCATCATCGTCTTCCATATAACGAATTTCGTTGCGAGTTTTCCAACCGCCCTCAACCGCAATCTTGTATGCTTCGTATCGCTCCTTTAAACCGCCTTTATAGAGTTCCTTTGTGTCAGGTGCAAAATAAAAGGACTTCTTCTCTTTTTCGAGTAAGAAATCCCTGTTTAAAGCAGTACAAAAAGCGGTTGCTATCGGCATTACTGCGTTTTTAATTGTGTCATCATAGGTTGCACCGATATGAAATAGGTCTTTAACAATATCGTTAAATGTTCTTTCCTTTTCATTGATTTCATTTTCGCGCGAAGTATTTGATGCTTCCTGAAACTCTAAACCGTCATTGAGAATAACTGTGTTCGCGTTACCGCTATAATAGTTTTCCCAAGCATTTTGCAAAGCTTCTATTGATTTTTTATCAAGATGTTTTGCAGATTTTATAAAACCTTTACGGCTACCGCCTGTCCTTGCAAGGTCTAAGTCATAGCATATCCTTTTAAAAGCGGTATGTAACGAACGGCTGATTTCTTCTGTTAAACCTTTACCTGTAGCACCGTCTTTGGAGTTGCGGAGTAATTTTATGAACTGATAATCGTCATAAGTTTGTCCGTCAACCATAATACTATAATCTTTGTATATTGCTTTCTCGTTCTTTTGCACCGAAACACTATCGCATTTCACATAGTAAAGGGCATTGAATTTGTTCCCTGTTTTTCCTATGAAAGCATAACCGCCTTTGCCTAATAGGTAGTCTTCACACATCGCTTTCTTGAACTGAAAGCCGTCAAGTTTATCCCTCGTATCGTCATTGATAATAACAACTCTATCGTCAATTACTTCTTCGGTTACTGTTTTGCCGTCTTTTTTTGTCACCTTGTAAAGTTTGAAAGGTATTTGAGCGAACATATTGCAGACAAAATCAACCCAACTGCTAACAGACGGAATTGCCAAGGCATCTTCTCTTGTGATTTCAAATCCGCCTAACATCGCCCTCAAAAGCACATCATCGACTTTGTTTTCGTCTAATGTTTCTTCTCGTTTCTTTAAGTTGAATATTCCCATTGTTTCACCCCCTTTCTGCATCGTGCATATTTTTAGAATGTCTGCACGATAAATCCGTCTTCAAAGATAATATCTTGTTGTAAAAGGTATAAAGCATTGAGTATTGCAAACACCATATCCACTTTTCCGTTAGATCGTTTTTTGTTTACATAACGGTTCATATTTGTATCAAAAGTGCATCGAGCATTTTCAAAGTTTATCTCAAGCAATGCGTTTGGCTCATACTGAAATTCTTTGTTTACTATTTTCTCATATAGAAGTTTAGTCGCAGGATGCAGAGTATCACTATGCTGACGGACTTGAATACAGTTAATCGGTCTATATTTGTCCTCAATTCCTCGCTCCCACTTTTGAGCGGAAGATAAAGCATTGTATCGGTCATATCCTAAAGCAACAATATGTACTCCGTACTTTTCCTCTATCTTAAAAACAAAGTCCTCAATAACACCGTAGTCAACCGTCTTATTGCCACAGGCCACGCACTTCATCGCTTCTATAAATCGGTGATAATTGATTTTTTCAAACTGCGACTTTTCATCAATTCTGCCCTCAGGTATAAAGGCGATTGCTTCTGCCATAATCGTTCCGTCTTCTTCGGCTAACATACTTACGGCACAGTTATCATTCGTCAACGCAAGGTCAACACCGATATAAACATTTCTGCCTTTCCAATCAATTTGATTTACTCGGCATTGCTGCACATCATTGATGTCAATAAAGGTTTCCGTACCTGCACCTGCATAAATGATATTACAATGCTTCGTCAGGAAGTTTTCTCTTGCACTCTCAACCGCTATCGCCCTCGCTCTTTTCTTGAGCAGGTCTTCCCATATCTCAGGGATTTCCAAAGCAACAGGATTGCTATGCTTGAGTATCATATCGTCTGTTGTCCAATTCTTTGGATCGTCAGGCTCGTATAACAAAGCAAAGACAGTTTCATCGTCTTCCAAGCCGTCAAGAACTCGCTTGGCATAGTTTACTTCGTCTTCAAAAGGATTGTTTGCCGTTGGATATTTCGTGCTGATAATACAACCGATTTTATTCAGGATATTTACCTGTCCGCTTCGCATCGCTTCAATAGCATAACTGTTCGGCAAAGCACCGACTTCGTCTGCCACAAACGCATTCGGCAATCTACCGTCAAGCCTTGAGGTTGAATAGGCAAGAGGTATGAATTGACTTTCGTTAAGTTTAAATAAAATATAATCTCGCAGTATCTTAAATCGTGAGATGCCTTTATGTTGGTATATCAACGGACTAACTTTCAAGGTTTCGCTTATTGCTTCCTTAACCTCTTTTGAAAGTGTTCCGTCAGGCGCAACCGAATAGAACTTCGAGAATTTCGGTTCCATTAAAAAGAGCAGAATGAATAGTGTACCTACGGTGTAGGTCTTAAAATTCTTTCTGCATATCTCAAGTATTCCTGTTTCATATCGTCTTTTTTCAGGATTTTCGCGGTACACCACCGCCAAAACTGAAACATAGAAAAGCCATTGATATTGTGTAGTACATTCGTATAGCGATTGTCCTGCTTTCAAGCCTTTCGGCATAATCAAAAGCTTTAAGATGTTTTCAATTTGCTTAACCTTATTTTCGTTGATACAGTATTTCGCATCTTTACCCTCTGCAATTTTCACAAACTCTTTACATTGTTTCTTGACATACTTCGGCACATCATTAGAATTGATGCTTTCCTTTGCATAGGTATATGCTTTATTGTTTATCATTTTATACCTAAAGCGGACAGTAATTCGTCATCACCGTCTCCACTTTCTTCGTCACTTCTCAAAGATTTGATAATCTTAATTAGTGTTGCCACCGTTTGATTTGCCGAAGTGCAAGTCTTGTTATACTCGCTGATTGCAGGGTGTGTGTAAATGTTCTGTCTGCCTTTGACATATTCCTTTGTTACCAACGCACCATCGTCCTGAATTTTCTTTTCAAGTTCAGTAAGAATATTGATTTGCACTTGGTATCTCTTAAAGGTAGTTATGAAAAAGAAGTTTTGCTCTACACCGTGTTCCTGTGCAATTCGCAATACTTCTCTTGCTTGTTCCTGTAAAGTTAATTTGTTTGCCATTTAGAACAATCCCCATTCCGCAAACTTCTCAAAGCCACCGCACGATCTAATATATTCTCGTGCTATATCGACAATTTCATTGTACGGTCTGCCGTCTATTGTTTCATCACCGATAGCACAACAGAACTGAACTGTTTTGCCTGTCTCCTGTGCTTTTAAGAAAGCATATATATTTACTGATACATCTGCTTTACTCAAGTCTTTACCGTGTAGGCCACCACCTGTGACACTATCCGCCATATCGCTACCGAGTTTTCTGTTGGTTGCACCGCTATCCACATCTGTTCCGCCTGTCCAATAACCGAGCGGATTTACGATTGCATTAGGATATTCTTTGTTCAATTCTTCTTTTGCGTGACTTTGGCAAATGATAAGTTTCTGTCCGTCAAGAATATACTTGCCGTCAGTACCGTAGTTGCGGTATATATCCCTTGCGATATTTGTGAGAAGTCTTTGCTCCTGTGTCAGCGGAACTCCTTTGAAAATTCCATTGTCACCGCAACGGATTTTACCGTCCTGATTTTTTGATAAATGCTCGTCTTGTTTTACTGCAGAAATATTCACCATTACATTTCCTGCTATCCTGTTGACCGCCTTGGCGATTTCTGTCTTGTCAATTTCGCAAGATGCTTCAATAACAATATGACAAACGCCATGACCGATTAAAACTTCAACCGCTACTCGCGGATTTTCTTCTACTGCATAAGCGAGGTCAACTACCGCTCCTGCAATTCTGTCTGCAATCTTATCAGGATGCATAGGATTTACTTTCTCAATCATTTCAAATTTTCCTTTCAAGTATTTAGAAAATATTTACTTTTCTTTGTTTTTGTGGTATAATATTAAAGAGGTGTTTTTATGAAAATCGAAACTTTAACAGTATCAAAACCTTTTATGTATCTTTGGCTCAAAACGGTCACAGATGTTGACTTGTCAAATCATTGTGCAAAGGCCTTAATAGGTGAATATAACTCAAACATAAATGCGGAAATAAAAGAACTCCGCAACCTTGAAATATCAAACGATATTCATTATCTTTGCGGAGTATCGAAACCGTATAATTGGTATAAGAATTTTCATTTGGCTTTCAGGTATTCAAAAGGTAATATCCTTGAATACTCAAGCAACGGCATTTCAATAGTCATACAAGATGCAGAAATGCTGCCTATCTCAACTGACTACTTAGATTTAACAGATGTCAATATACATAAGAGGTCATATCGAACTTGCCGTAATTGGCAATTCGCTCATTACTTTGAAAAGCACTTACGATAAGTTAAGTGCTTTTTTTAGATCACCGTTTCTGTTGTATCGTTTTCCGTTTGGTAAAGGTAAATTGAACTCGAAGTCTATAGCTTTAATATAGGCTTCTTTTTCTAACTCTCTAACCTTTCGGCACTCTACCTGAAAACTTGCGCCCACCCAATTTGAGCGGACAACCTCAAAACCGAACTTCTCCAACTGCTTTTCAAAGTCTTCCTGAGTATGATAATGCTGATAATACCATTGTCCTTGACGATAATTTGCGGTGAAATTGTCACCGTCAAGGAAGTCAAGATAACGCAAGGTGTTTCCTACATCTCTTTTGAGGTTTTTTCTGCCTTCAATGAAACTCAAACACCTTCCGCTAATGAACATACGGTCTTTACAGAACAAGTTAAGGCAACCCAAGACACTTTCTTCCGCTTCCATACTGTCAACTGAATTCAAAACACTATCACATACCACTACATCAAAAGTCTTATCGCCTTTTAAATGCTCAATGAGGTCATCAATCTGCTTGTTGCCTTTGGTGATGTTTATTTGTTTGCCGTTATTGTTGTAAAATTCAACCCCTACGGCTTTTTTCTTCTTGGAAAGCATTTGGATATATGCTCCTTTTCCACAACCGAAATCAAGAATTGTGTCAACCTGATGCGATTGCAAATAAGGGAGTACAAATGTTTCATACAACTTGCTCTTGTTACTCCTTTTGCCCTCGACATCCTCAGTGCTTCGGTGCATCTGTGCAAGTCCTTGGACATAGGTATGCTTTTCAATATCGCCATAGTAATATTTACCATACTCCTGACGGAAGTAATAGATAATATCGTCAAACTTTTCGTCATCGCAGATGTACGCATTGATGTCGATGTTTAGGAGTTTACAAGCATTCACATATTCGTTGCCGAGCAATACCTGATTTCTACAGATAACGCAACTCAAGACATTGCCGTACTTCACAAGCAACTTGCAAATCTCTTTTACGCAGGTCACCATTGTTTCGCTTTGAGTGATGTCTTTATTGTCTATCAAAATGAACTTCTCTTTTTCGTACTCGCCATTTGTGAGCAACGGAACATCTTTTGAGGAAGCATCGACAACATTGTGGATTTGGTTGAACTTGATTTCGTCACCGATGTCCATTTTATCAACATACATAACAGGCACTTCTTTGATGCCTAATAAACGAGAGGTCTTTGTTCTTTGGTGTCCTGCTACGATTACATTGTTCTTCTTGTTGACAAGCACAGGGATAACGAAACCGATTTTCGATATGCTGCCTTTCAACTGCTCAATTTGTTCGTCTGTGATTTTTCGAGGGTTATAGTCCGCAGGTTTAATGCTATCTATGTTTACTATCTCGATGTTCATTTTAACAACTCTCCAATGAAGCCAAAGTTTACTCCGTTAATATCGCAATAATCATTGTACCGCTCCATAAATTTCTCGTATTCTTCCTCTGTCAGCACAATGCGAATACTGTCCAATTTCAGCTCGTGCTCAAAACCTTTTACCGAGCCATTGCCAAGGTCATCAATATCCTCAAACTGTTCGTCTTCCATATTGTCAAAATGGAAATCAAACTGTTCCATATCAATAGTCACGATGTCCTGCAACTCTAACTTCAATATCGCTTCGTCAAAGCCTGTGTTCATCGTCAGTTTATTGTGAACGAGAATATAGGCTTTCTTCTGTTCTTCCGTTAAGTGTGTCAGCCTGATGCACTCAACTTCATCAACACCCATTTGTGTCAACGCAATCCATCTTCCATGTCCTTCGATAATGACATTGTTTTCATCAATAGCAATAGGATCATTAAAACCGCATTCCTCAATAGATGCGATAATTTGGTCTATCTGCTCCTGTGGGTGTTTCTTCGCATTGTTCTTGTACGGAACTATATCCGCAATCTTGACTTTTTCAATTTGCATATCGTTTCCTCTTTCCAAAAAATCATCGTAAAAAAATAAATTGTGTGTTTGGTATGGTTAGGTGGGGTCTTTTTTCAAAAAATATTTTCTGCTTGAAAAGGTGGGGGGATTATAATTCTCCCTCTATTTCCTGTACGATGTCATACAGTTCTGCTCTTGGTATCTGTCCATTGTCTGCCATTCTATGATGATATGCACATAGGCTAATAAGGTTATCGTTATCTAACCGTCTATTGAAGTCTTCATATAATGGTGTAATATGGTGTACCTCAACCGTCTTGAAGTTAAGGAAGGTCAAGGTGTTGTATCTGTTCCTCAAGCATATTTGACAAAGGTATTTATCCCTCTGCCGTATCTCAATACTTTTGTCTGTCCACCGCTTTGTCTTACGGAACTTATCACTTTCCCTGTCACCGCCTTTTTGACGGCTCTTACGGTGTGGACACTTATGCCCTCGCTTTACTACTCCACAATGAGAACAAGTAACATAATCACTCATAATATCCCTGCTTCATCTTCCGTCTTTCCTTGCGGTTCTTTCGTTTTGACTTGTCCTGCTTCTTAATATCCGCATCACATTTCTTATTGAGCGGACATCGTTTGCAGGTGTCATACTTCATACATAATTCTACTTCTCGCATTTCACCCCACCAAAAGAAAAGAGCAACCGCTTTTTTGCGATTGCCCTTTTTGATATTTATAATATATCACTTAATAAGTGTGAATTGTGGGAAACTTTATTCTCTGCTGAAATGTAGGTTTTTGATTTCCTCAAAATCTACTGCATCACTATAGTTTTCACAATCCTTGTTTTGCTCCTTGCAATACTCATAAGCATCTTCAGGTGTACCAACTATATAACCTTTCATTTCGCAAAGGTCATTAGGACTATCTCGGTATATCACGAATATCTTGTTATCTATCCCTAACTTATAGGCCATAAGGTCAATTACATAGTCAGGGCATTTTGTCTGTCCGTATTCCCAATTTTGAACTGTGCGATAAGGTATGTTCAACTGCCTACTGAATTCTGCTACACTTAACCCTGACTTTTCTCTTAATTCCTTGAAATCCATTTCATCACCCCTCTTGCATAAAAATTCCACAAGTATAATATCGCATTTTTGATAAAATTTCAACTGTCAGTTTTAGTCTTGGTAAATGAGGTCATATACCTCCTGCCACCAATCTCTATTATTCGCCATTGTTTTCCTTGTTTCTGCGGAAAACTCGGTATCGTTTGCAATTGCGTCATAACACTTAATTGTCTTCTGCACATCATTATGGAGTTGCAGCAATGCTACTTCAATTTTGTTTGCTTCATCAGGTGTAATTCTTGTTAAGTCTATCATTCTGTTACACCCTCTTTCTCTATTGCCTGTCTAATTGCTTCTTCACCGATTTGTTCCTTTTCAAGTTGCGATTTATCAATTTCTAACAACATTTCAAGCAAAGGATAATACTGTTGTTCAGCACCGTCAAAATACTGTCTATCAACGATTTTCCACCCCTCAATGATATATACTCCGTTATCCCAATTATCGCAATCCAAACGGTCACAGGTGTCAACTCCTATGCTATTTCCACCGCCAAAGTAATTAGCAATAACCTGTGTCAACCTCGCCCAACCATAACTGTCTTCATCAGGTGATCTAAAACCTCTCAACTCACAATACTTCAAAAAGGCTTCAACACTATCTCTGCCACCGTTCCAATGCAGGTAAATGCCGATGTCCTTTGCACTCTTTACCTCTTTTGATTTACTTGCCGTAATTACTGCTCTGTTTCCCATTTTTAATTTCTCCTTTGTTTTATTTATATTTGGGCGGTAATAAGCCACCGCCCTCGGCTATTAATCTATTGTTCTGTAATAATAGGCTAATTCATCGCCTTTTAAGGTTTCCTCGGCTACCTCACAAGCCTGCATCCACAAGTCATTGTAAACCCTTGCCAAAGGCTCGTTAGTTTCGTAATGTTGCCAAATCTTCCAATTTAGAGCCATAACAAACTCGGTCAGGTATTCGTAACCCATAAACTTCGCAGTTTCAAGTCCTCTCTTATAGGTGTCCTTTACTGCGTTTACTCCAAAATTGTCGGCAATACTAAAATCCTCAAAGAATGTTGTCTTTGGCTTATAACCTGTCACCGCTTCAATGTTCCATACTGCTATTCTCATTTTTTATCTCTCCTTTAATTTGAATACTCGTGTAATAAATCAAGTGCAAGTTCAAGGCTATCAATTTCTGCTAATAACTCTTGAATTGTGTCTTTCTCATTTTCTGTCAATGGCCTGTGCTTTTCTTCGGCTCGTTGTTCAATCTTGGCTACCTTTTCATACAGAAACTCAAGGTTTTTCTCCATTCGGTTGATTGCTCTGTCTAATCTCATCGTTACCACTCCCTATCTTCATTTTCTTTGATATGCTGCATTGCACTATCTAAACTCACACAGGCTTCATATCTCGCGTAGTCGGTCAATTCATCGACATCAACTTCCTCTTGTAATAGCCGGTAAACTTCTTCAAGGTGTTCCAAGATTTCTTTTCTCGTCATCGTTACCACTCCTCATCCTCTAATTCTTCTTCCTCAAAACTGCTCTCTGTGATACTGCCGTATGTGTAACCGTTATCATTTTTCAGCATCACCTTTTCGTCTTCGTCAAATTGCTCCAGCCAATCAATCAACTCTCTTACCGTCATCGTGTTGCTAATTTGGTCAGGTGCGTAACCTTGTCTTCTGCCTTCAATGAATAACATTTCAATCTTCCTTTCTGTGTGGGCGGTATTGCTACCGCCCCTGTGTCTTAAAATCTCACATCTAAACTCTCGCCCTGTTCACCATTCTTGGAGATTAACAGGTTCTTGTTATTTCTTACTCCACCTTTGAGGTCACTTTCACTTGCGTACTCTTTAATGGTCTGTGTCTTGCCGTTGCAGGTGATTTCCATTTCAAGTTCGTAGTGCCATTCATTCGTGTTGATAAATGCGTTATGTTTAACCACCTTTGCTCTAAAATCAATAACCTGATGTCCACAAATCCTGTGACTGTAATTCGTAACTGTCACAAACTGTCCTACTTTGAATTTCGGCTTTACTGTGTTAAGCCATAGCAAATGTCTTAACTGTTTCTTTCCCATAAAGTTTGGATCTCCTAAAAGTTCCTCGAAAACCTTAACCTGTTGCTTGTTCATATTGAACTCCTTTCTAATGCAGGGTATTAAAACCGCCCTGCTCGGTTTATTTACTTAAATAGCTATCGTAACTCTCTCGGTAAGTTCAAAATCTCCATTCTCATTGATTTTGCCTACCCACTGTGTCAGGTTCATTCCCTCAAATGTTCTTTCATCGTCCATTCTGTTGAGTAAGGTGTAATCTCTCTTGCCTTTGTACTCAATAGGGTAACAATGGAACTCGTTAATGTAGTTCTCAATTCGTTCTTTCTCGGTGTAGATGTCCTCTTGCCTGTAGGTGCCGATGTACTCGTGGTCAGCTCCGTAGGTTGCTTTCAGGACAGTTCCAAAATGGTACTCTCCATATTCGTAGGTAACTCGTACCTCACTGAAAGCCTTTAACCTGTCCTTAATGCGTTCTTGAAGTTCCTGCGGTAGTTCGTTGAATTTTTTCATTTTTCATTTCCCCTTTCCTTATCTCTATACTAATTCTACACCTAATCGGTGCGAAAGTCAACTAAAATCGTACCTAATCAGTACATTCTACCTTTTCCACAAATCCGCAATTCGCTTTTGTACACTTTCCACAAAGACAGAAAAAAGCGAGGTTTTACCCTCGCTCTTTAGATCGTTTATTCGCCTGTCAATTCTTTTAAGAGGTTTTTAATAAAATACTCTATACCACCCAATGCCATTATTTTGCCGTCACACATACAACAAAAATTATCTTCTAAACGATTTACATTATGCTTTTCAATTCGTTCTTTAATAACTTTGCCGTTGTTTATAATGGCATCGGTAATTTCATCGCACACCTTTTCCGCAAACTCTTTGTATGCTTCGGCTTTGGCATATTTTTCTGACCTTTCCACCAAGATAGGTTGTCTATCTAATACATCATCAAGCGTATTTTTCAACCTCTCATTCTCTGCTTGTAGTGTTGTGATATATTTTTGCAAGGTTTCTTGTCCATTAATCAAGCCTTCTTTATCTGCTTGTAGGCGGTTGATTAGGTCAAGAGCCTTGCTAATGGTTTTTGCCCTTTGTAAGCAACCCTCAACAAGTACCAACTCAAGCAAACATTTCAAAGCCTTTACAATCTCTTTATCGGTTAATTTTTTTTCCATTTCTTCTCACTCTCTTTATTCCAAGATTTAATCGCTCTATTTAAGCCCAATTTTGTCTTGCCGCACCAATGGCAATCAAAACACTCGATATACCACCACCACGGCAACTTTGACGAAAGGCAACGTACGTATTTTAAGTTTCTTGACCTGCAATTAGGACAACGCTTTAGTTTGCTTTTATCGGTTAGTTTTTTATCGGGCATTTTGGTCACTCCTTTTTCGTAGTTCTGCTTCTGCTTCCTCTTTGGTGAGGAATACTGTATTGCCAAGATTATTTGGGGAAACATATTGACTTAATCTCATACCCAAAGGCAACTCCAAGCCAATCCACATACCCCTACAATCTTGACCTACCTCGCTCACCTTGACATCTAACACAAAATCATCTGCAAAATCAGGTTCGTCTATGATGTAAACTGTTTGCCCCACCTTGCAAGGCGGTACGATGATGCCGTTTGCTAAAAGTTCCTCTGCATATTCTTCCAATATCACCGAAGAAGCGGATATATTGTGCTTTTTCGTATAAGCCTTTAAAATTTCGGTTATTCTTTCTCTATCGGTCATTGTCTTGCTCCTTTTCTTTCACAAACGGACAAACATAAGGGCAATCTTCGTGGTCGAACCAATGAAAGTCCATTTTTGCATAATCCTTTTTAATCTTGCATTTATTACAAGGGTATTTATTATCGGTCATTCGTATCACCACCAAACAAATATTTGCACATACCTATTATTGTTTCTCGTAGTGCATTGTTTTCTTTTTCAAGTTCTATTAGCCTTACTCTTTGTCTGTTCCATTCTGCCTCATAATCTGTGCTTATAGTTCCTGCATTCATATCGGTCATTCGGTATCACTCCTTTTTGCTTCTTCCAAACTTGCGACAACGCTCAACATATAAAGAATTATGAAAAACCTTACGGGTGCTTTATCGCCAATATTATATAGTTCATATTCTTCACAATTAAAAACACTATACAAATCATCTTCAAAATTGCATTTTCTTAATGCTGAAACCCATTCATACTTATCGTTCGTTGCTTCGTATAGTTCTTTTAAGGCTTCGCAAGTGTCCTCATATTCGTACAATATATCATCTGAATAAATATAGTCATAATTAGTAGATATGTATTCGTCAAATCGTTTCTTTTGTTCATCTTTTAAATCGTCATTGTACCAATCACCGTCTTTTATTTCTTTTAAAAGATTTTTAGCACATTCTCGCTCATCAAATTCCGTTCGTTCCCTGCTTTCAAGTTTTTCAAGTTGATAATAAGGCGAATTATAGGCTAAATTCATTACATTGGTTTTCCAAGTACAATCAAATACCCAAGCACCATAATCTCCATACCAACTCATATGGTATCCGTCAAACATTGCATAGACAGGGCAACAAAAACTTCTATCTGTTTTTGAGGTTATTTTTAATCTTGATATTTCCTCTGTAAAATGCGCTATCTCATAATCTATCTCTTCATAAGGAGTTAAATCTTTAATGTCATATTCCTTTTGTAAAATTTCTGCAATAGTTGAATGTCCTTTCATTCCGTTACCTCACTTTCAAGGTTTTGTAAACACTCCATAAAAATAAGCCTTTTCACATATTCTATATGGGTTGCGGTTATGTTTTGGTTTATTTCTATTAACCTTCTCTGTTCGTATCGCATTATTTGTGCAGCTATAAACTCTGCAAGTTCAATAACGCTCATATTCCTTATTCGGTCATAGTGATTTTTTACAGTTCCGTCTGCAAAGTGTTCGCACTCATAAACACTTTTGCTCTTATGTTTGCAGACTTTAAAGTGAATACAGTTTTTGCAAATCATTTTGTGTCACCTCTTTTTATCTTATTGCCTATTGCAATCAACTTACGAACATACGGCAATTTATCGTTGCAGTTATAACACATATCCGCTAATTTACAATATTGCGGTAATTTACTGTTGCAGTATTTACATTTCCGTTCCGTTACATTGTTCATTTTCTTCTTTCCTTTCAAAATATCTCTTGAGTTTCTTGTATGCGGTAGTCCTGTCAATGAACAGTTCATCGCCTATTGCCTGAAAGCCTTTGTTATTGATAAACCGCTCTCTTGCTATTACCCTAACATCTGGATCGGTTATACTTTCAATGACACCCTCAATGCGTTCCGTTTCGGCAAGGATTTCATCACACTTCTTTTGCAGTTTTTCTTTCAACTGTTCAAGACGTTCGTTAAACCGTTCCACAGGTGATGTCACTCCTGCACCGCTTGGCATACCGCTCATTGATACCGCACTCAGTACCGTCAATTCTTTTATTTGATTTTCTATCTGCTTTTTCTCTTTTTTGAGCCAATAAAGGCTATTCAATGTTTTCAAAATGGTACATCCTTTCGTCTGTTTTTCATTCGGTAACTTTGTCCTTCAACCTTGATTATTGCCGTTGACATTTCCATAATTCGCTCAACCGTCTTTTGCATCATACCTCTGTCGCTTATAAGTTCACTCAGCGAATGATTGCTTGAGAATATGGTCGGCTTTTTGTTGTTATACCGCTTATTGATAATGTCAAAGACTTGTTCCTGTAGCCAATTATCTTCACCGTTCCGTTGCAATACTTCAGTACCTAAATCGTCAATAAATAGGAAGTCAATTTCGCATATCCGTCTTATTACTGTTTCGGCATCAGTATTGCTGCGTTTGAAAGTCGCTCTAATCATTTTTGCTATCTCAAAGAAGTTCGTAAACAGGCATTCTTGGAAGTTGTTCAAGAGTTCGTTACATATACAGGCGGTCAAGTGAGTTTTGCCTGAGCCTGAATTTCCGTATAGGTATATACCGTAACCGTTCTGCAAGGCTTCCGCAGAAACCTCGCAATATTTACGGCATCGGTTATAGGCTTTCATAAAATCTCCGCCAACCGTTGTATCGGTGCTATCAAAAGTGGTATTCTTATATCGTTCACCTAAAAGGGAAGCGGAACGTAATTCCTCAAGCCTTTTCATTTTCTTTCGATATTTCTCTTGTTCCTCTGCTTTCCTTTCCGCTTCCTGCATACACTCACACATCACAGGCATTC